ACGTATTGGTAAAATTAAACAATATTTTGAAACTGACTAAGAAGAGACTTATGTTTCTTCTTTTTTTATTTTCTGATGAATTTTACTTTAAACCTAATGTCAACCTTTTGTCCTATTTTAATTTTTGTCCTCCCTATTACCTTATTTAAACCTTAACAATATATTAACAAATAGTTAAAGGAATGGTAATAGGAGACAGAAAAATACAAAATAGGACATTTAGTTGACAGATAGAATTAAGGCTTAGATTCAGAAAAGAATTGCAATAATTTCTAGAGGTAAAATGCCCTATTTTACATGAGGCAACCAAAGCCGATTTAAGGTGTGTTGACACCTTAAAGGTATAAACACCTTAGAAGAGATTTAAAACCTTGTCACAACGAAATGGGGATACCTCCCACGAATTTTAAGTTAAGACTACTCCCTGAAATAAAATACAAAATAAAAATCTTTAATTTATTTCTTCTGACTCTAAACCTTAAATTCTTCTCCTGACATAGACCTTATCCTTTTTAAATCAATATTTCTGACTTAACGTCAAGCTTGTGTGGTATAATCAAAGGTAGAACTATTATATTACCTATTGAAAGTAGGTGGAATATTTGTCTCAATCAGATGGCGTTTATGCTTTAAAAAGAATTGCCTTACAAGTTGGAGAAGATACTTCAAAAGGTTGGTATAGGTTTCAAGTAAACCCGAATTCTTATAAGCATTCAAAACCACAACGTGTATCCATATTTAAAACAAAATCAAATATCATAACAGAAGACTTTGGTAAAGACATAGAAACCATTCGGTTTGGGGGAACAACGGGATTTAAGGTCGACAAAAATGGTCGAACAGGGAAAGAACGTCTTGAACAGCTCGAAAAATTTATTGATGACTATGCTAGTCAAGGAGGCAATGGGAATCGTTCCAAACAAGAGTTAAACTTTTACAATTATACAGATGAAAAATATTATGTTGTTCACTTAGCGCCAGAAGGGCTGACCATAGAAAGAAATGCATCTAGACCCTTGCTCTTTGACTACACTTTAAACTTTGTCGTTCTAAGAGGGATTGGTGACCCACCCGAAAGGGATAGAGCTAACCCTAAAATTGGCAATGAAAATCCAAGCATTGGTGGGTCAAATAAAAATTCAGGCTCAGGTAATCCTCAATCAGGGTCTTTACCTATGTCCTATTCTGCTGGATTTATTAGTCCACAAACAATGGCGATTAATCCTTCAGGTACCCAAGGGGCTTACCAGTATGGTGTTGAACAATTAAAACAAAACATTGGTTATGGAGGTAAAGTGTGATGAAAAAGGTTTATCAATCAACAGATTTAATGCGTTTTATCAAAACGATGAATATTAGTACAGATGGAAAAATTGTTACAAACATTTTAGATGAAGAGCCAAATTACATCTCCCGATTTTTCACTCCTAACCTTCAAGTCAATAAATTATCTTCTAATATTTTAGATTTATTAGAAAGTGAAGAAATCCAAGAAGTTAACACAGATTTATCTCAAGACACCGTAACAAAAAAGATACTTGATAGTGATTTAAAATTGGTTAACTCTTATGTGTATAAACTATGTCAAGCTGTTGTTTTAGAATGTTTTTCTCTTATTTATGCTATAGAGGAACGTCCAGAACTTATGCAATACATTGATGAAAAAGACATCCAGCTAACAAGAGAAAACACTAAGTATGTCATTGATAATCTTGGGTCAGATAACCAATACACATCGATTGTCGAAGACTTAACCAATATGGACATTGCTTTAGGTTATATTCAAAAACAGTTGAAGATGATTCAAGGAGGGTTACCTGACTATGGCACGATTTCGTAAGCATGAAGTAAAGCAATTTGAAACTATCCAAACTATCGCTCAAACAGAAACCAATGATTTAAACAACTGGTTGCAAATTGCAGACTATAATGAACTGGAATATCCTTACATTGTCGATAACCCTGACCAAAAATTAGATAACCCTGAACATCTAGCGATTCCTGGAGATTTTTTAGTTATTCCGATGAAAGAGGGCATAGAACCTGATGACTTGTATAAAATGACGAAACAAGACCAAGAGTTTATCCAAAGTTTAACTTTAGGTCGAGATTTAGACATGACACATCTTAAAGAAAATTACCATGATAAAGGAACCCAAGACCATATTTTTGAGTTAACTCATAATGGAGTCGGAGATGTGAAAACTGTCCAAGGCGCAGATAACGTTAAACAAGCAGCTTTAGCTAGACTTATGACCCCTAAAGGCGCTTTATTAGGACATCCAGAGTATGGCTCAAATTTACATAACTTATTTGGAAAAGCAACCAACGAACAGATGAAACTCATAGAACAAGAAATAACTAGAACAATACAAATAGACACAAGAGTAAACGATTGTAGTTTAGTAAACCACTATATAGACAAAAGTGTTTATTATGGCAACTATACAGCAAGAATTGACTCTATTGAAGCTCAATTTGATTTTTTAATTTCCAGTGATGCCTCAGGAAGTATCATTGTAAGATAGGAGGGAAACATTTGCGACTAAAAAGAATGAGCGAGATTTTATCTCGATTAATTGATGTAACTATGGTAAATACTAACGAGATTAATGATTTTTCTGTAGGGTCTACGATAAGGTCTATCTATGAAGCTGTATCTGTAGAATTAGAATCTTATTATATGTTAGGTAGGCAAAATATTCTATGGGGTATTGAAAAAGGTGTTTTGAATGCTTTTAACTTTAAAAAAAGAGAAGCAAAAAGAGCCTTTGGACAAGTTACTATTGAATTTCATACCACAACTCAAGAACCTGTTTATATCCCAAGAGGTACAAGCTTTGACTCTTCTAGGACAAACAAAGAAGGCAAACGTATGACTTTTGTTACTGAAAAAGAGTACTTCGTACCTAAAGGAAGTGTAACAGCTAAAATTGATGTGTATTGTACTCAAGCAGGTACAAGAGGAAATGTTTTAGCTGGAGATATCAATCGCGCTTTAGATAGTATTAGTAATTTAAAACGAGTGTACAATCGATATGATATCCTTACAGGTAAAGATGAAGAATCCATTGAGTCTGTAAAGAAACGTTTCCATGGATTTGTTGAATCACGTGGTAGAGCTACTATTAAAGCACTAGACTATGGCACTCGACAAGTAGAAGATATTTCAGGCGTTTACATTCGAGAAGAAATCGGTTATGTAAGAATTTATTGTCATGACTCAAATGGAAACTTAAAAGAAGAAACCAAGAAAAAAGTTGAAAACGCCATTGAAGATTACAGACCTGCAGGAATTAAATTGGAAGTTTACCCTGTAGAAAAAATCGTTGTGCCTGTAGATGTAACGATTACAACAACGAATGCAAAAAGAATGAATAGTGCCATGAGAAAGAAAGTTGAAACCATTATTCGGAATTACTTAAATTCCCAGACCGTTTCTCAGGACTTAATACTAAACGACTTACTACAAGTGATTATGAGTATTGATGATGATTTAATCTATGATGCTGAAATTCATAACATCGAAGAAAATATTGGCGTTCGTGATGAAGAAATTATTCGTGCAGGAGATATTACTCTTGAAATTGAGTAGAAAGGAGGAACTCTAGCTTTTGGCAAATTTTTTACGTAACATTCATCCCTTATTAAGAACAAAAAAACGAAAAGATGAATATGATGATACCAACTTTTCCATACTAAATGCTTTAAATTATGAGTTAACCCAAACAGAAAAAGATACCATTCAAAGTAAAATCCAGTCAAGTTTAGAGACATCCACTGGAGAATACCTTGATAATTGGGGTGACTGGTTTGGTGTTTATCGTGAAGATGGTTGGAAAGATGATTTTTATAGAAAAAGAATTATTCGAGAAGTTCTATTAAAGAGAAGTACCATTCCCGCTATTATAGATGCCTTACTAGACTTTTTAAATAACAATGACGCACACATTGAAATTTATGAACCGTGGCGTAATATCTTTTATACAAATAAGTCTAAGCTAAATGGTCCTGACCACTTAATGGGGTACTATTATCGGTTTGCCATTATTGATATTCGAATTGATGTAGAGTTTCCTCCTGAAATTATTGATGTGATTAATGCATTTAGACCCGCAGGGGTTTTGTTCTTTCTAAGATTAAACAAAAGCAAGCACCCTTCCACAAAAGTTATTGACGGACCTTGGGCAGATGTTTCTGTTCAAGATAGAGAAAAACTTCATATTTGGAATGGACTAGATGTAGATATACGAGGTATTATTGAATTATCAGATGGGTTAGAATATACTGTAGAAGAGAACATTTTCAGAACAAACTATTCACTACTAAATGGTCCTGATGTACTAGGTGGTTCTTTCATGCACGGAAGAAACTACATTCACTTAGCTTCTACCTTAAGTGGGGATGAGTACACCCCAGATGAAGAAGATGCTTTAAGTGATACAAAAACAGTTATTGGAGAGTCGGGGCATGACTTATACTATCAAACAAAAAGAAATGATGATAGAAGCGCAATTATCCAAGTGCCTCAAGGAGAAAAAACAGGAACTTACATGGTCTTTGATATTTATGCTTATTTAGAAAAGCACCATGCTTATGATTTCAGAATCATGGTCAATAGACTAGGTGTAAAAGAAGCAGTTAACCAGTTATTTAACGAATTTACATTATCCTTAAGTTTAGGTGCCTTAGTTTCTCCTAGTAATCCTTTAAACACTAAAGTAGAACTATTTGATTTTGATTCAGGGTCTTGGCATACAACACAAAAATTAAGTTTAACCGCTAAAAAACAAACAGTAAATACAACAGGTAATCAGATGTTTAGCTATTTAAATGAAAACGGCTTACTCTTTGTACGGTTAAACTATGAACCAAAAGAAGACCAGAATGTTGAAGTTGAACTAGATATGTTCAACATCTTATTTACCTACGAAGCAGGTAAAGGTTACAGCATTACGTCTCAAATGAAGGTTCAGGACTCAACCTATACCCCAGCTAAAGGAGTAGAACTCTATCAAGACTTCATCGAAATTGGGATAGGAGAAACATTTAATCTCGAAGCTAAGCCTATTCCAGAAAGTGCTACCCCTCAAGACTACGAATGGTCTTCGAGTAATAATGGTGTGGTATCAGTTTCCGAAGAAGGAAAAATTGAAGGTAAGGGTAGAGGACAAGCTAGAATAGAAGTTTATTTAGATGACAAAGAATTCATGGACGAAATCCAAGTCCAAGTTGTTCAAAGAGCAGAAGAAATTAACTTTGACCCAGACGAAATCCAAGTCCAAGTTGTTCGAGCAGAAGAAATTAACTTTGACCCAGAAGAATTAACATTTTACGTATAAGGAGGAATTCAGACCGTTGGCAGAGAAAAAAGAAACAAAAGTTATATTTACACCAGAAAATGTAGATAATAAAGAACATCGAGTGACAGCTTTAGATAATAGCTTGGTAGACATTGCCCCTAAAGAGGGCGGCAGTGTAGAAGTAACCGAAAAAGGGAAAGTAGGTACCACTCACTTAGAAGCAGAGACCATTTTAGATTATGAGAATGAAAACCTCCTTAAAGGCACAGATGAAAATTGGGTACTTCAAAGCTGGTCAGGATGGACTGCTGGATACATGACCTATACATTGGAAGAGCTTGGAGTCCAAGTAGGAGATACTGTAACCTACTCTATGGAAATTGACAATACTTTGGATTACGAAAATAATGTTCAAATGAGAGCCCTAGTCAACTTTTATAGTTCAAACAGGTCACGTGAGCCTATAGGTAGGATTACCGGAAATTTAATTGATACTGGGTATAAGGGATTTTCCAGTGGAACGAATACCATTCCTGAAGGAACAGTTAAAATCCAAGCGTATAAAGCGTTTAAGAATAACTCAGGAGAAGGAAAAAACAAAATAGCTAAAACCAGACATCAGAAGCTAGAACGTGGTTCCGAAGCCACGCCTTATACAAAGGCACAGTCTGAATTAGAAGACGACCCCAGAATCAAAAGGGACTCAATTCCTGTAAATATTAAAGGAGAACGTACTTTAGATTTTGAAGGAAAAGTAAGAGGTTCTGAAGAGGAGAATAGTCATAAGATAGAGCAGGATATTCGTAAATTCGAAATCAGGAACTACTTAAGGGAAGCAAGCTCCCAGTGGAAACAATACAGTTTTGGAGGCTGGAATCATTCTTTTGAACAGTTCTACATAGGAGAAGACTTTGAGATAGGAGACGAGTTAACTTACACAGTAGAGCTAGATAACACAGCAGATGACTTAGATAAAAAAGTATGTGTAAGGATTTACTTTTATGATTCAAATGGGTCTAGTATAAGTTATCCTACATCCGGGATGGTAGACAGTGGTTCTATCGAAGAGGTAAAGATAAATACAATTATTCCAGAAGGGACTTCTTATTTTCGCGTGTTCAAATCAGGTGCAAATGGTACAGGAGAAACCAAAGTTATGCAAGCTAGAAATGCGAAGCTATCTAAAGGAAATACTACAGGGACCTGGACCCCTGCACCAGAATCTATAGGAATTCCTTATGGTCAACCTAACCTAGTGAACCATTCGAATTATAATTCCAGAGAACTCTCGGAGGGGATTACAGAACTAGTAAATGATTCCTTCCTAGAGGACACAGAAGCTAAAGTAGGGGATAGTATATCTAGTAGAATCCAAGGAAACTTGTCTGGCTACTATGACGGAGATGTACTTCTTCAAGGTTACACAAATAGTGGGGCAAATACTGGGGAAATTGCTCGGAAAAAATTCCAACCTAAGACATCAGACCAAGAAATTTGGTTAGAAGAAGGGGAGATTCCTAAGGATACAGAACGGTTAGGGTTGTACTTTAACCGGGATACGGACTACAGTATGAGTGAGAGAAACTTGCTACTTGATTCAAAAGAACCTCAATCTTTTAAAGGGAACGGTAAAGCCAACCAAATAATGGGCGTGTCCTATGACTTAACACCGGACTTAAACGAGAGCTATGCTGGGGAGAACTTTTCTTTCCAAACTGATATAGATGTTATTGGGTATGACTTCGGAGGTATACTGAATGTACAAACTAGCCCTAATAAGTATGTGAGGTTATTCGAAGAAAATCTACGGTTTGAAAACCATGAGAACAAGTTAAGGAATCCTGGCATGAATGAGCCGTTCCCTGAAGGTTCGAACTTAATCAGTAGTTTAGACATGTACGATTATGATTTAGGTCCTAACCAAACGGATAAGGTAAACTATTACGAAAACAATAAAATTGACTGGGATTTTAAGAAATCTGACAGAAACCCGGGTGTACGTGTCCAAAACACAGATGTCCTGAAAAACAACCAAGATTACACTTTGAGCTTTGATTTAGAAGTACAAGAAGGAGAGCTCGACCGCTTGGGGGGACATACTAGGGACTTCTCTGATGAAGGCGGCTGGTACTCTGTAGATGGGGAGACCTATCGTGAGAATCTATTACCAGAAGAATACAGCAGTGACTCATGGGAAAAAATGACGATTAATCATTATGGTGATTACTCATTCCAGTATACGTTAGAAGAACTAGGTCTCAAAGTAGGGGATACGATCACTGTTCAGGCAGAGATTGACAACTCCTTAGAGGAAAAAGCGCAAGCTGCTTACGTGGACCTACGAGCACTAGATGAGAATCATGAACGCATATTTCCAAAAGTTGTTCCTGATGAAGAAAACCTAGTGCTCAATGGAGAAAGAGGTTTGTCTTGGGTAAGTCTCACTATTCCAGAAGGCACAGTCCACATTCATAGTTACATCTATAGAGGAACAAATGAAGATTCTCTAAAAGTAGCTTGTAGGAGAAGAAAGCTATCTTTAGGAGATAAGCCTACAGTATTTTCTAATCCTGGGTATGGGAGTTGGTACGCACCAGCACCTTTACCTGAAAAAGAAAACTTGGTACAGAACTCAAACTTAGCTGAAGATACAGATTACTGGGAAGGATGGACTTCTAGTGAAGTAGAATCCTCAAACTTTACCCGAGTACCTTTAGTAGAAGAATCTAAGTTTCCTGAGTATGCATTTAAGATTCACAAAGAAGAAGGACCTAATGGAAAGATGGGTGTGACTCAAAAAGGTTCTGATATGAACCTAGGTAGTAACACACAATACCTATTCAAAGCTCTTGTAAGAGTTTCTGATGATTCTCCTGTAGATAATATTCGAGCAGTCATAGAAGCCGATTATGGACAAGAAGAAGGTAATTCAGAAGGATATGAGAACAAACACTTTGATGTAACCAAAGAGTGGGAACCTATTCAACTATTAGCAGACTCTAAGGAAGGCGTTCTTTATCGAGTAGGCATTAGTAATGAGTACTACGGAGACTTACTAATCAAAGATATGGTTGTAGAACCTGTCAAGAGAAGTTATCACGTAGAAGCACATATTAAGTCTAATGACAAAGCTATGGATAACAGAGGATTCTTTATCCAACCAAACAGGACACCTAAAGAGGAAGAAAAGCCTGCCTCTAAGGGAGAAATAACGAATATCCAATTAGAAGAAGGTAGTGAAGCTTCAGACTATGAGTCTAACATAGTGGAGAATATTGAGGACTGGAAGTCTTGGGGAGACGTAAGAGACTACACGAAGGGTACTCGAAGAAGAAAAGTACTCCCTGACCCAGAGGATAGCTCTAAGGAAGTTACAGGTTGGGAAATCAGTAAAGTCCAAGGAAAAAATACAAACTTAGGATTCTCTCAAAATGTAGCTGTCGACCCAGAAGGCTACTATGCTTTTACCGCATGGGCAAGGGTAACTCCAGATTCAGAAAATAGCAGTGCAGAAACACGTATCCGGATAGGGCTATCATCTGCTAAGAATGACACAGAAATCACTACCTTAGATAAAGACTGGAAACGAATATCTGTTATTCATCAGGTAGAGGAAAGCAGAAATGATATTTCACTGTTCCTAGGGTTAAACCGATCTTCTTATGGGAAAATCCAAATTGCTAGACCTAAATTCGAACGAGCAGAGGAACACCACCGAATAGAGGACACAACAAAAATAAGTAGTGAAACACTATCCCCAATCACCCGAGTAGGCACTCGAGCAGATAACTTACCCGAATCCTTAGAGGTTACTATGAGTAATGCTAAGTGGGAGATGGGGAGTGAAGTTTCTCCTTACTCAGAAGCTCCAGAAGACTTAGACGACCCAGGTCAATACTCCAAACTAGAGGATGTAGAGATTCAAGTAATTAAAGGACCTAAGGAAGCACAAGACGAGTACAAGCCTAGTTACGTAGACTTTTACCAAAAAACAATGCTTCAATCTCAAGCGCGAACAGCGATTGGTACACCGCCTAATCTACCTTCTTTAGAAAACTATACACCTTTTAAGGCGCCTAATAAAAGTTTGCCTAGTAGCTTAACTTATTCATCTGTTCCTAAGTTTGACCCTAAAGTTGAATTGCCTCAAGGACACTATGATAAGTTAAACACGGATGGAGAAAGTATAAAGGCTAAAACCAAATTAGTGGGTCAAAATGCAGAATTTACCCTAATATTTGATACAGTTCGATTCACAGAAGAAGCTTTCCCAGAACTATTCGAAGGCTTAACTGAGATGAAAGATAAGATAGACAAATATCATGAAGTTGCGATTCGACAAGAAGTCTTTGCCACTGCCCGAGGCAACAATGGAGTAGAAGACATGGTTTACCTTAAGTGGAGGCAGCATGGCAGTTCCGTTTGGGAAGGTGGTAAGAGTAGTAATAGTAGTAGTAGTCTATCAGAAATTTCTAGGATATTACGAAAAGGAAATAACTTCTGGGATGGTAGATGGGTAAGTAAAGGCGGAAACAATCAAGGAAAAAGTCTTGCCTTGTTAACCACCAAAGACACAGAAGAACTCACAGAAAAAGAAGTAGAGCTGTCTAAGGCTAGACTAGAAGTAACGATTCAACCTCCTGAAAATCCAAATGCTACACCTAGGACGATTACAGTGTTACCAGAATAAACCACGAATTATGGTAAAATAAAGACAGGGTACTTTTATAGGTGCCCTGTCTTATATTATGTAATGAAACCCAATAAAGAAAGGGGTTAGCCAAAATGGCAATCGCCACAAATGATTCTAGAGTGTATGCCGCACTTCAATTTAAAAATTTACAAGATTCTATGTACATTGGTTTAGGGAAAACCTCTGAATGGAATAACGAAGAAGTTCCACCCACAGAAGACCCTGAAACAAGTGAACTTTTAGAACCTATAGGGTACAAAAAAGTAAGTAAAGTTCAAGTTTGTCGAGAGTTAAAACCTGATGAAGAACCAGAATATCCGACAGTAAAATACGGTTCAAAAACTTTTGTCTTAATACCAGATGAACAAGCTTATAAAGAAAAAGCTTGGAACGTCTATATCACAGGTCAAATTGATGGAGAAGAACTTCCTATTGGACGATTTAGACAAGTAGGGATTTATACAGGATTAAAACCCAAAGAAAACAAAAAGAATTTATTGCCTGAAGAAGTAACCAATAAAGGTGTTTTACAAGCATTTGCTAATAGACGTTCTCAAAGAAGAGACAAAAATGTTGACCTTTATGAAAGTTACATTATTTCATTTGAAAATAAAAGTATAGTATAGGAGGTACATAATTGGCTAGAGAAATAAATGAAAAAGATTTGAAACGAGAACCTTATTTAGATAATTACGACCCAGATAAAAATTACAACCAAGTGTTATTTAATCCGGATAAACCAATCCTTCAAACCGAGCTTAACTCAATGCAGTCTATGCAAAGAAATGCTTTAAAGGATACATCTGAGGCTATCCTTGAAGATGGGGATATCCAAGATGGCATGGCTTTTCATTTAGATAAAAATGATGATGAAGAAACAGGCAGGTTAACCATTGAAAATGGTAAAGTTTACCTTAATGGTATGGTTCGTACATTTAACGAGCAAAGCATAGATATACCTTTAACAGGAGATGCATATGTAGGTATTCGACTTAAACAAGAAGTTTACACTTATGAAGATGATGAGGACTTGCTTGACCAAACAAGCGGTGTATCTAGCTCATTTTCCGATGCTGCTGACCGTCTAAAAGAAACAGTTTTACTTACAGTTAACACCAAAGATACAGGTGCAAGGATTTATCACTTCCAAGATGGGGAACTTTACGTTAACCCGGATAAACCTGAAACCACTCATTTAACAAAAGTTCTAGCTGAAAGAACCTTTGATGAATCTGGTTCTTATCGTGTCGAAGGTTTTGATATGTATAAAGGTGAAGAAACAGATGACCCAGACAATTCTGTGCAACTGGTTATCGACCCCGGTAAAGCTTACATTTTAGGTTACCAAGTAGACAAACCAAGTACAACTCGGTTGAAAATCCCTAAAGCAAAAGATACAAGAACCATAAATAGTGAAGGTTACTATTACGATAATGGAGAACGTAAATTTAGTTTAGGTAATGGTGCGGTAAAGAGTATTGACCGAGTAACTGCTCAAGTAGAAGTTCGGCAAGAATCGGTCTCACGTGGTGTGACCGGTGCAGGTGTTGACTATTTAAATAACACTTCAGTTACCCGTGTATTACGTGTATGGACAGATGACCAAGAATACCGACAAGGTCAAGACTTTCAATTAACAGGTGGGCAAGGAATCTCTTGGGCACCGTCTGGGTTAGAGCCTAGTTCAGGGTCAACTTATTATGTCCAATATGTATATAACAAAGCTATGATAGAAAATACCGATTATCAAATTGACGTTCAAGGCGAAGGAGACTACCGTGTTTGGTGGATTGATTTCAGTGAAATGTCAGGGGATAAGCCTGTAAATGAATCTTTAGTTAACGTGGACTATACTTTTTATTTGGCTAGACAAGACCTAATTGTTCTAGACCACAATGGAAACTTTACGGTACATGAAGGTGAACCTAATTTACTACGTTTAGTAAACGCACCAAACCGGGTAGACCCCTACACATTACGTATGGGGACAGTTACTATGTACCCTAACTCTTCCACAATTGATGCACGTCTTTGGACAATTACAAGGTTAACCATGGACCAGTTGCAAAAGATATCTCGTAGATTAGACAACGTAGAATACAACCAAGCAGTCAATGCTTTAGACGATGAAGCTATGGAAAGTGAAAATCCAATTTACTTACGGGGTGTATTTTCCGAAGGGTTTATTTCTCTTGAAAAAACAGATACAACCAATGAAGAAAATACTGCATCTTTTGACTTTGATACAGCAAGCATTACTTTACCTTACAAGGAAATTAATAAACATATCCCAAGAATTATTGAAGGTTCTAGTGAAGCTCACGTTTGGGGAAGATTAGTTACCGCTCCGTTTGATGAAGAAGTAGCTTTAGAGCAACCTTATGCTACAGAACCTAAGAATGTAAATCCGTACAACGCCTTTAACAAACAAGGGGTACTCACTTTAGACCCTAGTGAAGACAACTGGATCGAAGAAGATCGGGTAACAGTGACTGACCAAGAAACAGAAACAAGGAAAGTCCGCCGCTGGTGGGAGCACCCTAACGCTGATTGGGCAGGAACTGACAGAGATAGTATGAATGATGTAGTTCTTGACGAGGGCCAAGCTTGGGCAGGAAACACCCAAGAAGCGGGCAGAAAACGTACAGGGGAAACCTTAAGAAGCGGTGGACAACGCACCAAAGAGTCTATGATTGAATTTATGAGAAAAATTGATTTAACAGCCACTGTGGATAACCTTTCCCCAAATGCTAACAACCTAGTCGTTTACTTTGATGGTGTACAAGTCCCTGTGACGCCTGCTTCAGGGTACCGTAAAGGTTCTCAGAAAGGTACAGGCATGGCAAATGCAGATGGTACTTTCAAGGGTACATTTACTATCCCAGATGGTATCCGTTGTGGCACTCGAGAAGTTACCGTAAGAAACGATAATAACTTAGCCTCAGCACCATTTACTGCTCAAGGTACTCATAAACGGGTAGAAGATGTTATCATCCGTACACGAGTTACTGTTAACCTTTATGACCCCTTAGCTCAATCGTTTAATTTTAGAACAAATAAAGTCATTTCTAGTTTAGATGTTTACTTTGCTTCTAAAGACGAAAAGAATAATGTCATTTGCCAAATCCGCGGTGTTACAGATGGTGGTCAACCAAACAAAACCATTTATGCTGAACGAGTAATGAAACCTCAAGACATTAAAGTTTCCGACGATGCAAGTGTACCAACTAATATTACTTTTGACGACCCCGTCATGATTGAAGGCGGCAAAGAGTATGCTATGGTATTTGTCACAGACTCTTCTCAATATACTATGTGGATTGGAACTATGGGTCAAAATGAAATTGACAACCCTTCTTCCATTGTTACCCAAAACCCATACCTTGAAGGTGTGCTTTATAGTTCATCCAATGCTAGTGCATGGACGATTCATCAAAACTCAGATATGAAATTTACCATTTACACAGCAAACTTCAATGAAAAAGCTGTAATGGAATTTGATACAATGACTGACGTTCGAACAGATAGAATTTTACTGATGTCAAGTTACTTAACCCCAGCTAACACAGGATGTACTTGGGATATGAAACTTGTTTTAGATTCTGAGCCTGAAAATGTAACAGTGGATGATAAAGACTGGATGCCAATTACAAACTATGTAGACATCGATGTAGAAGAAATTGCTCGCGAAGTTAAATTACGTTCAACATTTAAATCTAATATTTATATTAGTCCAATGTTATCTCTTTCAGATATTATGTTTGTTGGCTTTCTAACGGAACTTAAAGGAGATTGGTTATCAAGAACAATTGACCAAACTGAAGCACCTTTTAATACCATTTGGGTGTCTTATGAAGCATTTACTCCAAATGGCTCTACAGTTACTCCTCAATACTCCTTAGATGAAGGAAAAACATGGAATGACTTTTCTAATTCAGCTACAGTAACAAAAGCAAACAATGAATTTAAACGTTACGTTTTAGAAGAAACTGTAGGGGAAGGTATTGAAACACATAATACTATTAAGTATCGTTTGAACTTAGAATCCAAAAACAGTTTCACTCGACCAAGAGCTAGACGTTTCTTATCTAGGACAACGGATAAATAAGAACAAATTTAAAGCCCCTAGGAATTTTCCTAAGGGCTTTTTTCTACTTTTCAAAAACAAATTGTTCTAAGAACTCTTGTAGCTCTTCTGCTTGACCTACAACTTCTAACTTATAAGAGCCTGCTAGTTTAGCATCAAATCTTTGCACGGTAGCGGTAGCATGTCCATGAACAAGGTCATTAAACATCTCTGTAACAAAGATTTCTCCTCCACCATCTTAAGGTTTATGATGCTCTTTTTCAGTTACAATACCTACATGATACCCTTTAAAATATTTTTCTTTTCGGTCATAGTAGGCATCTCTGTCAATGTACGTATCATTCCCGTTTACAGCTGAAACTTTCATTAAGTCATCCACCATACTTTCAGGGAACTGGTAACGAACAACTGTTCCAATAGGAAACTTACTTTCATCCAATACTGTATAGTATTCCTTTTTGGTATAATCTTTAGTACTCCGAATTTTCATTGTTTTATCTACTCCTTTTTCTTTTTTAGGAATTGCTTCTCCACCTATAGAGGCTTTTACACTTTTGCAAGGTTCTTCTTCGTTTTGCAATTTGTCTTCTGATTCTTTTACCTTACCGGGTTTATCTACTAAACGGATGCCATTTTCTAAAGCTTGAGCCACATTTACTGTTTGAACATGATATGTGCTCGTTACCTCAGAAATATCATAAATACCATCAGGGAACAAAACTATTTGCAATGCTTTACTACCAGCCACAACTTTCAAAACATAAGCGTACCGTTCTTTAAATTTAACTGTAACTCCCTGAAGATTATCTAAAAACTTAATCTTTAGTAAATTGTTATCTTTGTGTGCATCAAAAATATTATAGTCAATATCCATAATTTTTCTCCTTAAGTTTACCTCGTATTTTTATTTTATCCTATAAAAATATAATTGTCAATACTTTAAATGATTTCCTTTTTTCTTTTAGTTATGTTATAATACTATTAGAAGCGTAAAACAAAAGGAGACTTAAAATGAAAGTTGAATCAGAAGACGTTATTAAAAATCTAGTAGACCAATTATCAAGAAAAAGCTTAGAAGTCGCTCAGTTAAATGCTTATATAGATAAGCTAGAACAAGAACAAGGTCAACAAGAACAAAGAAAACCAAAGGAGACTGAAAATAATGGATAGAATTACAATGAATGGGTTAGAGTATCAATTTAATGAAGGAAAAACCACAAGCGTTAAGGTAAGCTATCGTCAGTACGGCAACGGGAACTCTTTTAGCTCCACTGTGGTTATTCTACCAGAAGATTTAGAAGAAAGAAAAAATATTTATGAATTGACTCTGGCAGAGTTAGACCAATTAGCTAGAAACATTATGAAAAACTGGCTAGATGAAGCAGACAGCCAAGCAGAATAAAAATAAAGAGGACATCCACTAAGGGTGTCCTCTTTTTATGTCTAAAGTTTATTTTTCAATTCCTTTTTAAGTTCCTTTACTTCTTCCAGTTCTTTTTCTAATTCTTCCCTAAGATTTTTTATCTTAGGAATTTCAACTTGAAGTTCTTCCATCTGTTTCTTCATTGTCTTTTCTCGATTAATTTCTTCTACTTCATAAGGCTTAGGCTTAAATATTTGTGCTTTACTATAAGGGTCTCTTGCTGACTTAGGCATTATCGATTCCATCCAATATATCTTTATTTACAGTGTAGTTGCTATTGTTAGGTTTTTCCTGAGTTCTTATAGTTTTACCAATTGTTTTTCTTTTAGGTCTAGTATTTGCCCCTATACCTACATTATTAAACTCATTTTTAATCTTAGTAAGCGCTATGCCCTTCATTTCTTTAATACTAGATTCTACATAGTCTTCTTTATCCATCAAGTAGTATCCTGAAACGTGAGATAAATTGCCACTTGTACCATTAAACTCTACCCTAACAGTATCTCGGTTATCCTCGTATTCATCTTCCCTATCATTTTCTGCGTCCAATAACATTGTATTTGTAATATTAAACTGACTCGTGTCCTCAAAATCACTAACAATTCTTGTATATGTCTCTTGTTTAAGACTAGCAAATGTCTTTTCCTCAAACTCTGAAAATTCTATGAAGTAGTGTCCATTTATCTTTGTTCCATTTCGGCTAGTATCTTGAAAACTAATTTTAGTCGCATTGTCAGCAGTTGTAGTTGCAGATTTAATATGAATCAAAGGCTATCCTCCTCCTCTTGTAAAAGTTCCTGAATTATTTTGTTTTTAACTCTCTTTTTCATATCTTTAACGGACATTTCTTCAAATTCATCTTTCGGTATATAAATACTTCCCTCGACAGAGGATTTTTCATAAGAGATTCCATCATAAGTTACTTTAACAAAATCATCTGGCGTTTTTGAAGTTTTTGTAATATTTATCATGATAATCTTCCTTGTTCTAATTTTATTATTTTTTTCTTTAAATCCTCGATATCTTCTCTTTGCTTTCTTATAACTGGAATAAGAATCGTCCATAACTTATCATACTCAATTCCCTCAATTTCTTTGGTTTTCTCATTATAAGAAATATAACCATCTAACCCAGCGTCTCTCAAATCTTCTGCTATAAGCCCATAAAAAGGGTCTACCCTAGGGGTGTCAGCAAAATTATCATTACCAGACAACTCTTCAGCATAGTCTTCTGTTTGGGTTTTATCCCACCACTTAGCAGGGTTCAGTGAAAGAAGCCTGTTTCCCATCTTTACTGATTCACTTTCAGGTAGATGAGTTATGTTTAACTTATATTTGCTAGCAGAAGTTGCCCTTCCAATAATATCGTTAGAGGTTATATAAAAGTTTGCACTATTACTATAAGTTCGGACATGATGCGTATGTAAAAATTGATAATATCCACTTCTACTATCCTTACCTATTCTAAAACCGTAATCCTTACCCGAGTTATTTCCAGCGGTATACTTCCAAGGTACTTCTATCCTAGCAAGAGGGCTCCCCTTACCAAAAAATATACGAGGAATACCATTAATGTAGTTTTCATTCATACGCCAAGTACCCCAATCAGATCTAGGTTCTATTCTGGAGTTTAGTAAATGTTGGGGCAATGCGACATCTCCCCCAAAGTAGGCACCTCCCCCAACCCAAATCCGCTCGTCGAACGTTCCTACTCCGTTTGAATTTAGTATAACTCCACCTTCACGACTCCAGTCTTTAGCAAATTGCAAGTTAAACCCATTAACGTCTAAACGAGACATCAAATCACCATGAACATCTCCTTCAGATCCATCAGTGTACTCACGAAGTTTTATTTGATCTGCTGAGAAGTAAGTTTTTCCGTGGTTAACATAGTCTCCCTTTTCCCCATCTTTTAGTTCAAATATATCTGATTCAAAACGAAGTTCATTACTATTCAAGTCCCATATGCCCTCAAAGTAACGTTCCCATCCAACCCAGGATTGGGGTCCGTAACTATATGAAGCTTTCATACTAGAGTTTATCTTATTTAGCACAATGTTCCCGTCAAGCTCAATGGTATCTCCTTTTAAGGAAAGTCCACCTTGGTTAACATTGAAAGCTGAAATTAATTCATCGTTCTTAACAAAGGTAACGTTAAATTCGTCTTTCGTTAATTCAATCTGACCACGAGTGTACTCTATGGCGTCTTCACGAGCTTTACTAGAAGAACTATACGCATAGTCTTTGGCATTTTGTTCAGCCCTATCAGAGTTTGTGTCTGAGTAATCCTTAGCGTTTTGTTCAGCTTTATTGGATGAACTATCAGCGTATTCTTTTGTTTCTTCAACACTTAGGTTAATCACATCTGTAGTAATATCAATTTGGCTATCTGTATATTTTCTAGCTAAGTTTAGGGCTTCATCTCGAGTATCTTCAGGAGCAGGTGTCCAAGCAGTGGCTCTATTTCCTTCTTGAAGTTTAAAGTTTAAAAGGTTTGCTGCGTTGTTTGATGTACTACCATTTATTCCAGCATATACGTGGATTTTTGTAGCATTTTTAACTTTATCAGAAGTTATAGCATAAGAAAATCTTCCTTCTTCTCCTAAGGAAATTTCATAAGAACCTAGGTTAGTATTATCCTCATCTGCAAAAGTAGCAGTAAACTTATCATAAGAACCATTTGTAACTTCTACTTTACCTGAAAAAACAAATTTATTTTTTGTTAATTCTTCTTCTGATAATTGATAGATAATATACTTATGGTCTGAGTTACTACGTTCTATGGTTCTTTTTTTAGAATCTAGTAAAATGTTTCGGTCATTAATATCTAAGTTATCTAAG